TTTTTGCTGGGAGAAAATGTCTGAATACTCAGCTGCATTCCAGTCTTGCAATGTGCAAGTTACTGAGCTGAATCCAACGTTCATGGGAGTCACATCAGTTTGGGTAATGCGAGCAGTCGCAACACCTTTACCGACTTTTGGGAATTTTACGGTTGAGCCTTCGACACCTCTACGCTGACGCACAGCACCAACTAGCATTGCTTTCGCTTGATATGCTTGTTTAACTTCTGCGTCAAACAGGGTAACGAAAGCGTTTGACAATGATACGCTCATGTTATACTCCTTAATAGTTTGATAAGATAGTTTGTCGCTGCTGATATGCCTATCGCTAGGGTCTGCTGCTTGCTTTTTACGTTAGCCTAAACGTCTACGTCCGTAGTGGTAAGGGTCAGACAATATGAGCCTGATATGCCTTGATAGCGTTTTACACCATTTTTAGAAAAACGCAAAACGAAAAAAAGCCCAGCACTTGGCTGGGCAACTCCGTGAAGGAGGGAGACTTTAACCAAACGTCTGAGCAAACATCTTTTCCACCTTTTGGCGGTAAGCTACGTCAGTCTTATACTTCGGATCATTAACCATTTGGTACAGCTCTTCTTTACTTGGTGCGCCATCTATTGGCACTGAGTTTGTAGGAATTTTAGTTCCTTCATAAGTCTCACGCAACTTAGCCAAAGCTTTAATGCCTTTAGCTGTCCCGCCCATAATCTTAAACTCCTCGAAATCGTCAGCGCCCCATATGCCTTTATTGACCAATCCTCTACCCCAATCGGTCATAGACTTGATCATAGCATTTGCATTTGGCCCAAGTGCCTTGAGTTCAGCATCACGATTAAATTCGACTTGTTGCTGTTGAGCGCCACCCATCTCAACTACCTGCCCTACCAACTTGTCTAAAGCCAACTGGCTAATGCCGAACTCCTGCGCCCATCCCATTACCGTATTTCTTACAGGATCGTCTTCTGGTATTGAACCGAATGCGCTGGTGTCGTATTTACCATCGACTGGTGGTTTGTGTTTGCCTTGGCTGATCTGCTTGCGGAGATCGCCCCAGCTTTTAGCTATTGCCTCCAAGTCTGGTTCGGACTCGTCTTTTTTCCAGAAGTTTTCAGGCCACCAGTCTGGACGTTCTAACGGACTATCATCATCCTCTGGTGTGGCTGCTCTATGTTCTACTGCTGTGGCTACTGGATTAGCTTGGCTTTGAGTATCTTCAGTTGCGGTTGCACCATCCAATAAGCCAGCATCACTGCTGGGTTGGTTGTTGTCTTCCATTGTTTTCCTTTGGTTTCAGAGAGCGTTTTATTCTCGCCTCTATATCACGCACCACACTATTTTGTCCTTCCCGATAATACGCATAGGAAGAGTCGCAGTCTGGTGTGGCAACAGGCTGCTCCAACAAGGTAGAACGTAGCCACCTCATTAACTTTTGTCCGTCCTCGGTGGTCATCACCTTGGCACATAACATATCCAGATCATCAGACATTTGTGTCGCAACACGAATGTCAGTAGGTAGTTCATCAAAATCATCCCATCCAGCCATATTTCTCCCTAGTCAGCAAACGGTGACTTACCTTCTTTTATACGCTTAGACGCATGGTCTACAGCTTTTTCTATAATTCCTTTTGGCATCTTGTCCATGAATGCTTTGTCTTCTGGATCATTATTCTTTAGCCAGTTAATTTCTTTCTTAGTCAGAGTTGGTACGATCAATGGAATATCTACTTCCTTACCATTAATGCCGACACCTATACTAATCTCAGTCATCACGTTACCGTCTGGACGTTTGATCTCACCAAGGTATCCACTACCTTTCTTGGATCCGTCTGGTCTATCTCCGTAATCCATTAAGCCATACCTCCACCTTGCACAGCTTTACCTACTGCTTGAGCAGCAGCCTCTGGATTAGCAGCTGCAAACTGCTGTGCCATTTGTGCTGCTTTCTGCATCTCCATTGCTCGTTCTTCTGGTGAGTAGCGCAAGCTTGCAGGTACACCAAGCTTCTCAGCGATCATATCCATTGCCTCGCCTTTTTTCAAAGCAAACTGCGCTTCCTGTCCAAAGCTTGCAGTGATCTGTGCGTACTGCATAATGTTCTGTATCTCTTCCATGTTCTGCGACATAGCCAGTGGTGAAGTCGGCATCACACGAACTTCTAAACCATTAACTCGCAGTGGCATATCGATCAATCCACGATCATCCATTACCTGTAGAATTTTTTCTACTAGTGGAATCATCGTCTCATTAATCAAACGACCAAACGCAGAGCCAAGATTTTGTGACAATTCTTTCATACGCTCTACTACCTCAGTAGCAGATCGTGCGCTCATATTGTCTGGCGGTAATGACTCATCAAGCAATATGCGTTTGATGTTTTGTTGCAAGTCATTGATCACCAACTGCGACACATTAAAGTCACCAGAGCGAGGTAATGCTTTTAATGATTCGCCTTGTGGGCCACCGTTACGAGCTACTGGAATAATCGCCCCAGCAACAATACGAATAGTCGCAGGATTAATAACACCATCATCAGCCGCAGTGTAAACACCAGAGATTGCGAGAGCAGCATTTTTTAAAAGTAACTCTTTTGTTTTGTTTAAAGTTTTAATATCTGGCAGTGCTGTGATAACTGGGCCACGACCATAGATCTCACCAGCTACTTTCATGTAACGTGATACAACCCAAGGTGAAACCTTAATTGTGCGATTTACAATTTTAGTTTTAGATTCTTTATGAATGACACAGTAAGAATAGTCACCACGCTTTTGATCAAATATAGTTGCCTCGACAAACTCAACTTCCTCAGTAGGTTTTTCTTCTACTAGTCTAGCTAATTGACCAGTAATCTCTGCATCAGACCATTGACGCTGAATTGCTTCAGCCTTAATACGCATACGTCTGTACACGTTATCTACCGCACCATTCGCACCTTCTTCAATTGCTACTAGATACTGTGGCACTGGTACAAAGTTAATAGGATTAACATCATCACCCGACTGCACCATCATTACAGCTGTGCCAACTGACAGATCCAGCAAGAACTCACCAATAGCTATATCAAAGTTTGATTGCTTGATTACAGAAAACATCTTGTCTAGGTAAACGTCTAGAGCAAGTTGTGCCTCCATCTTGCGATCCACTGGAATATCTGTACCAGCTTCAAGCTTGCACCACTTGCGCTGTGGTGGGAATATGCCAGACTGCATACGATTAGCAAAGCGCTGCACAGAGTTGATAGCGGTAGAGTCAAACACTCGCACCATCTTTTTCTGTCCACCTACTTTACCTTCCCAGTAACCGTCATATAAATTTCTTTGTGGAAGAGCAAACTCGTATGCGTCTTCATACAATGCACGAAAGTCATCTTTGCGTCTTAGTGCTATTTCGTGTCGTTTAAGAATATCTTCCGCAGATAATTTTGATGTGTATTTAGTAGCCATGATTTACCTTTATTCGTACCAAGCAATCTGCAAAAATGCCATGTGTGAAGTTGAGTTGACGTTAGTCAATCTAAATTGATAGCCATTATTTCTTCTTAGGCTTCATTGCGGTTTTAGCTGCTTTCTTAAATGCAGCATCAGTAGGAGCGCCTTCGGATCCAACTTTACGCATCTTTTCGCCAGATCCCTTTTCTATCCGCTCTCTCTTTTTATGAATGTTGGCATAAAGTCCAGCTTTCATTTGCTACCTTTCTGCTTAATACCAGCCTCTGACATAGCGATGGCAATAGCTTGATCCTTGGATGTGACCTTATCGCCACTCGATGATTTCAATTTGCCAGATTTATACTCACGCATAACCTTGGCAACTTTCTTTTTCATCTTATCCATATCAGCCGCCTAGCGTATCTTTCAAACCTTCTTCGCCATCAATACGCTCAGTAGACAATAACGCACGAGCGCCACCACGCTGACGAGCTTTTAAACCTGACTGCTGCTTTTCCAACATATCTCGCTTATCTGCTTCAGTCTGCGCTCTCATTCGTGCTGTTTCTTTTTGTTGCTCTGCCATTGCCGCACCAGCGCCACCGTCACCACCACCGCCAAATAATGAACCCATGATTAAACCCTCGCTAAAATATAAGTATCCGCACCGTCAGGACTATATTTCTTCATTAGTCCTTCGATCTCAAAACCAAGGTATTCAGCCCAGCGCAATGCCCTCGGCTCATCGGATCTTACCGTAAGTTGTAGCCTATGCAATGAAAGTGATTGCGCTACGATATCGCTAAACTCTTTAGCGACTATGGTTAGCTGCTTTGGATAGCGTCTAGCATCATCAGATATGATTGACCACATCTCACCGACACCAGTCCACAGTATGATGCAGCCAAACATTGCTACAGGTTTACCGTGTACTAGCGCAGTGACTGCGAGTCCGAGC